AGAGTTCCTCGACTTGTTCCGATATACCACTAGGCATTATCAAGTCTAGATGTAGGTAGCGTCGATTAGGTTTGTTGTATGTTGAGAAGTCACCACCCGAACATGTGTCGGTTATGAACTCACGCAATACTTCTCGCCAGTTCACTTGTGGTTCTAGGAATTGTTCTAGTGTCCTATCGCCACCAGACCCAGTCTTACCTGCAAGCAACGCACCTTGACGTATTACATCATCAATGTCTTTCGCCAGTTCCTTCTGCTCCTCGTCGGATATGCCCTCTGCTCCTCCCCAATCGTGGTCATCAAACCCTTGTACCTCTGCTCCATCGCCACCACCCTCTTGCTTGCGTTTGAGTAGGGTGTTGAATATCTCTGGAACACTCATGCCGTCATACTGCACGTCATAACAACCCATGCTGAGTTGACCAGTCATAGTTGCAAACTTATCTTGTTTGTTATCCTCGACTAGCCTACTGTTTATCCAATAGTCACACGCCATGTTCGCCACCGTGCTGTCTATCTCGTTAAGGTGTGCATAGATGTGCAAGTGTCGTGCTAGCTTGTGGTAGTTCTCATGCAATACCAAGAACCTTAGTTCGGCATCATTCAAACTATCACAGAACACACGACCATAGTTCTCGTCACGTCCGTTAGTGTTAGCAGTAGGAATGTCATCTCTGACACTCCTAGTACCAATGGCAAGTAGTCCTGCTAGTGCAATGTACTTGTCGTTCATCATTATGTCTGATACTGCCTTTTGTAGTCGCTGTTCGACAGTAAGACTTTGTTGGATTAGTATATTCATATTACTCTCTCTTTCTGTTAGGGATATCCCTAACCTTATTTCTTATCTGCTTGATAAAGATGTTGGTTCTTCATTGCCCACTCTGTGAACTTCTGATTAGTCATCACGATAGTTTGATGCTGATAGTTCTTCGCACGTACACCATTGACGAACATAGCTTGTGCCTCTGCATCTAGCCTAACAAGATACTCCATGAATGGTGTCACAAAGTCTTTGGTCATTGAACCAAGCGAACGGAACACAACCATAACTGTGGCACTTACACTATCGGGTATCTTCGCTGTATGTGGTGAGTTCTTGATCTCGTCACGGCTTGGCATCTTGTCGATTAGTTTCACATATGCCATCAAGTCCAACGCACCTCTATCGCCAATCGTACCCATCAATGCTGACGTTAGTATATCATCTCCTAACGTGTCACGCTGATGTACCAAGTCACTCGCCATGTGTAGTGAGCGTGGGGTAACGAATGATGTACGCTGTTGGTTTGGGTGGAAGATGTAGGGGTTGTCGTCTGGGTTCTTCACATCTTCGAATGAGTGAAACAACTGTGGTGTGTCCTTGACCCAACCAAGTATTGAAGGGTTGATGCCATTGTTCAAACCCCATGCCAACCACTCTGTGTTGGAAGTCTTACGCACGTTGACGATCACTAGTCGATCACGCTGATGTGGTTCTAGTATGTCACCCACACCCTCTGAACCTTTGTTTGTCGTGGCAAAGATTATGCTATCGGGGTGTAACTTGTTACTGCCCAACTGTCGCTCTAGCGTCAATCTTGTGAGTGCCATCTTGACCGACTTGTTCGCCTTGCCATACTCGTCAAGGTCAATGATTACTGGCTTGTCCTTGATGTGCAAACCGAACTCTTCATTGGGTACGAACGACACATAGTCTTGCTCGCCATTCGCTTTGAACTTCGGCATCATGATATCGCCTAAGTCTTTCGTGGTGCAATCGACATAGCATGGTATGTGATTGGGTAAGTCCTTGGCTAGCATGTGTAACACCGACGACTTGCCGTTACCCATATCGCCTTGTAACAAGACAGTACGCTTACTGCCGATTGATAAGATTAGATCTTTGCACTCTTCTAGGTTTAGTGCGTACATTGATTTAGCTGAATTTTGCATAATATATATCCTTTCTCTAATTATGCGTTAGGGGTATCCCTAACTAGATTACCAACCAAGTGACTTGATTGAATTGATTGCGTCATCAACACCTTGCTTAGTGTTATGACGTAGCACATCATCTTCACGCAATGCGTCAGGTGATACGCCTTGAAATATATCAGACAGCTGACGTGATAACGTCTTAAGCCGTGAGTCTTGATCTGACATAGGAACAAGCAAATCTTCGATCATACTTGTGACGTTGGACGTAAGTGTGTCACGAAATACTTTCTTGTCCTCATGGTCTTGGTAGTCAAGACGCTCTGATACATTCTTTAGATAGACAACAAGTTTGTCTATCATGTTGTCGATAGCCTTACCGAACATAGAGTTGTAATGCTTGTCGTAATCTTCACGCAATGCTTTCTCTTGCTCGTTGCCCATATCCACACGAAAGTCACCACTTGTTGGAAGTGGTACGAAACTCATTCGCCATGAGAACTTGCTCTGTAACACGTGAACAGGTGGGTAGTTGTCTTGGTGGTACAAGTCCCCTAGTAACGTCTGGGCATTGATAACTGCGTCATCATAGATATCAAAGAACTTGTTGACCAAGTAATCGAACTCTTGCTCTAGTCCAGACATGTGCTGTTTGTATCTAAAGAACGTCGCTGTAGGTAACAGACGCATACCCATATCTGACCACGGTAAGGTCATAGAGTAATGTTGATTACGTGCGTTGCCAACGAACTGTTGAATAGCTTTGAGTTCTGGACAGTTGCCCAACAACTTCTTGTGGACGTTCGCCACGTTAGGGTCTGTACGTTTGACCATCTCCAACTCTTGTGATGCGTTCTTGTCTAGCTTTCGACCAGTCCAGACAGATGCGTTGTATTCGACCAACATAGCAGAACTTGTTATGCTGGGTGCTGATGTTTCAATTTTGTTTTCCATGTTATTATCCTCCAAAGATTGCCCAAAGTAGTACGCCAAAACCTAGCATACCGATGAATAAAGCCATAAGGCTTACGAACTCAGCAAACATTGCCAAGAACTTATTTTCAATATCGTCGATTGATTTACCGTTGAGACGCATACCGAAAAATCTGTCAGACCTTTTGTCTTGTTCGAGTAGGTCTGGTAAACTCTTTATGAACTCTACTTCTTTATCTTTTTTGTTTGTCATTTACTTTCTCCTAAATTGAGTTAGGGATACCCCTAACAAGTTTTGTTGTTGATGCCGATAAGATCACTCTTACGTGTGACCACGACATAGTTGGACTTGTGGACTGGTGCGATACAGAACTTGACTTGCTCTGCGATCAACTGCCCACATGACAAGCAAGTGTTGTAGCCTAACTCTTTACGTCTAGCGTCAAACTCTTCACCACACTTGTCACATTCTACGTTAGGGATCTCCCTAACCATTATCTTACCGTAACGTGTTATCATGTTGTTATCCTTCTGTTGAACATATTTCTACTATTACTATAGTATACCATTAATATTAGGCTATGTCAAGGTGTGGGAGCTAGTACCATATGATTACAAGTAGTGGTAAATAGTGGTAAGTTATGTAATGTTCCATAATGTTCCATAATGTTCCAAAGTGGGGTCGGCTAAGTGATTGATTTTATTGGAATGTTCCAATGTTCCAAAAATGGGGGAATTGAAGGGGTCTTGAGAATTTTGTGAGAATGTTCCAAAAAGTATTACGCAAAAGGTGGTCGCTCAAATGTTGTCGCTCAATTTTTTAGTTTGGAACATTATATATATATATAGAAAAAAGTTAGGGATTTCCCTAACCATATAACACTAGATACCACTATATGCCACTAGATGATACGATTTACTAATGTTCCATTTTGCATTTTTATTTTGGAACATTGTGGAACATTTGGAACATTAGGCTATACGCTCTACGCATCACTGGTATCAATCACGCTCTGTATAATAACAAGACACCCTGCGACCCATTATGCGACAACTGGCATCATATAACTGGCATCAAAAATTTGGGCATAAAAAAAGCCACCCAAGTTTCCCTGAGTGGCTTGATAGTTTAGGCAGATCTTTCGATTGTATTATACAATTCTTCCATTGCAACAATCACTTGATCTTGATGTGTGAACATCTCATCGTTTTGTAATCGCTTACTTGCCTTGTCGATATCAGACATAAAGATCTCTAAAGGCGATCTTTTTTCTTTAGACTTTGCGTCAGTCTGTTCTTTTTTAAGTTGGTCTTTCATATCAGAAATAGTTGAGTTGATAGATTGCTGTAACTTTTTCTTTTCCAACTTGTCGACTGGATCAAGATCTTTAGTCGGTGTATTAAACAAGGTCTGTTTCTCGTCAGTCCAACCTAGCACCACAGTATTTTTAAGATCTTGGAAATACTCCTTGGTGCATGTGGACTCACTATTTTTAGTATTAGGACTAATTAGGTCAGTCCAAAGTTTACCTAGATCTCTTAATGTCTGTATAAGAGATACACCAGATTTGACCTTTGCAATGATTGCTTCTTTAAGGACTGGTTCAACTTGAGTTAATGCCGACGTAGTTATTAATTTTTGTTTTGTCATAATATATCCTTTCATGACTGTTTGATTATGGCGTTATTGCCTTTCGATAAGACCAATAGACCATAACTTGTTACAGTTTACAATAGATACGTAGGAAAAGTTAGGGAATTCCCTAACTTCTAACCATACCCTACCCCATGCACCCCTTTTATCAGACATGTTACACATGCGTATATATTACTATTTCACACAAATAAATCACATTTTTATGAGTTCGACCCCCCACCCCCCTCTATATAGGAACACCCCCCTTTGGAGTCCCAAACATCTTGCGTAAAAAATTTTTTGTAGTATATAATCGAACCAAATGACTATTGTAGTAGAACCAGAGTTGAATGTACCCATGAAAGAGGGTGAACCTTCGGCTGATCTAAAGACACGTGTAGAGGCAGCCGCGAATACAGCAAAGGAGTTGGGGGAACATGGTATCGACCTTGAGCCAACTAAAGAAGACAAAGACACAGCCGCAAGATTATCCGTTGCTTACGCTGATGATCCTGAAGATGTGTCGAAAAAAGTCACTGAAAAGAAAATGTCCACGCTAACACCCGCCTCTCTTGTCCTAACAGACAGTATTTTGAAGCAGTTTGGGCGTTCTGTAGTAGAAAGTGCAGTACAAATACGGCATTTGGTGACGAATAAGCTCATAGAAGAGACTGAAAACCCTGATCCGAGGGTCAGAATACGTGCTTTGGAGCTTTTAGGTAAGATTTCGGACGTAGGATTGTTCGCTGAGAAGTCCGAAGTGACCATAACACACCAATCCACGGATGATTTACGCGAAAGATTGCGTTCAAAGCTTACAAAATTGGTAAATCCAGTCGAAGATGCGGCTGTAATTGATGGTAAACCCATAGATGTGGACAAAGAATTAGGTTTAGACGAGGAAAAAGGTGAATAAACACGCTCTTGACTTCTCTGAGGACGAAATTCAGGTCATGTTGGACAATTTAGACAAATATACACCTGAAGAAGTGGCTGAAATAGACAAAATGGTCGATGAATTAGCCACACGACAGCATAATCAGGCAGCATATGATGATTTGATAGCGTTTTGTAAGCACATGCAGCCCGATTACATAGTGGGGAAACATCATAGGATGCTTGCAACCATGCTTATGGACATAGAGCAGGGTCAAAAGGACAGAATCTGTGTAAATATTCCTCCCAGACACGGAAAGTCCCAGCTTGTTTCTATAATGTTCCCCGCTTGGTTCCTTGGACGTAATCCGAACAAGAAAGTTATGATGGTATCGCACACCACAGACTTAGCGGTGGACTTTGGACGTAAAGTGCGTAACTTAATTGCAACAGAAACGTACCAAGAGATATTTCCAACAGTGGCTTTGGCTGTGGATTCTAAGTCGGCAGGGCGTTGGAACACAAATTCAGGAGGTGAATATTATGCGTGTGGTAT